CCAGATTCAAATAGCAATAGCTTTGCTGTAGGTCAGTTAACTTATAACTTCCCTATCGCATCGTACACAGCAACTTATCAAATCAACAGTGGTACAGCAATTGCTGCTGGTGCTACAGTAACTGAAAACATCACATTCACTGGTTTAGCAACAACTGACTTACAAGTTGCTATCCGTGCGCGTGATGCGATTGCTTCAGTTATGCCAAAAGGCTTGCAGTTAGTTTCTAGCGTTGTATCTGCTACAAACACACTGACTGTAAAATGGACAAACACTACTGCCGCTTCAATTACTCCACCAGCGTCCGCCACATGGACTGCTGTAGTATTCGGCGTATTCAGCAAGTAACATCCCGTGGCGCAAGGACGCGCCTATCTTATAGGTGATTAGATGGCAACAGCTCAAACGATAATTAACGGCGCTCTTCGGCTATTGCAAGTTGCATCAACTGACGTTGTTTTAACTAATGACGAGGCAAATGATGCTCTAGAATCGCTGAATCAAATGATTGATGGCTGGTCGAATGAGTCGTTGATGCTATATCACGTTACGCGCGAACAATTCACATGCATACCTGCGAACAATCCGCATACGATTGGCCCTACTGGTGATTTTGCTACATCAGTGCCAATGAATATTGAAGCTGCTACAGTGACTGTTGGTGGTGTAGATTATCCAATTTTACCAATTGATTATGATGACTATGCGGTTATCAAGCTAAAAACATTACAGAATGTTTATCCTGAATATTTCTATTTAGACAAGTCGTCTCCAGTACTGGCTAATCTGTACATGTATCCGGTACCGTCAACCGCTTCAACGATCAGTCTTTATAGTCGGAAGCCTTTAACCAGCTTTGCTTCATTAACAGACAATCTAACACTGCCACCAGGCTACGAAAGAGCATTAAAGTATGCTTTGGCTGTTGAATTAGCGCCAGAATATCAAGTAAGCGCAGGTCAGGACGTTATTGCGTTAGCTATTGCGGCTAAAGCTAGTTTGAAACGCACGAATAAACGACCTTTAACATTGCAAATTGACCCTGCTGCATTGGCAGTTAGCGGTAAACGTCGTTTTAACATCTACACAGGTCAATAATTATGCGTTATGAAAACATGCTTTATGATGCAATTAATCAAGTTAAGCAAACGCCCAGACAAACGGTTACACCAGTCAAAAAGCCAATTGCACAGCAACAAGTTAATCTTGACTCTTTAGCGAGCAAGATTATTGAAAACTTGCTGGAGAAAGTACAAGAGCGCTTGCCAGCTCAAGAAATTAACATCACGAATGACACCAAACATTTAGAAGCGTTAATTGAAAAGCTGCAAGAGTTAGTCGCCGTTGCGCCAAGCGTTAACGTAGCGGCTCCCGACCATTCGTTATTAGCCGAGGCTATGATTGCTCAGGGCGAGCAAATTGCAAAACTGGGCAGATTGCTAACAAAAAAACAAAATATTACTTGTTCTGTCTTGCGTGATGAAGATGGAAAAATGGCACAAATTATTATTGAAAGGGATTAGAAATGGCAACTTATAACAAATATACAGCCGCTGTTGAACCGCTGTTAGAAAATATTAATGCTGGTTCTGATAACTGGAAAATAGCTTTAGCGGCCACAGTGAATCCCGCTGACACAACGTTCACTGCTGGCACAACTGATTTGCCCACAGCTGGCGGCTATACCGCTGGAGGCTCGGCAGCAACTGTATCAACAGCTACTCAAACGGGCGGAACATATAAACTTGTTTTAAACAGTCCGTCTGTTTGGACGGCATCGGGCGCCGGTTTTTCGTTTCGTTACGTCATTTTATATGATTCAACAACTAACACACCCGTTGGCTACTGGGATTACGGTTCAACTGTAGCAATGAACGGCACAAATGGCGACACTTTTACAGTGACGCTTGACGCGACTAATGGTGTTTTCCAAGTTGCTTAAAATCGACTTTGTCAAAACTGACGGCACTTATACATTACAGGACGCTTTGTATTTACCCGATGATCATGCGTTAACTGATGTAGACATTGAGTCTATGAAACAAAGCCGTTTTGATAATTGGGTTGCTGTAATTACTGCGCCTGAAGTGCGTGGTGATGCATCGGCGAGTGATATTGTAGAAGAGGTATAGTTTTATGGCAGCTCGATTTTGGGTGGGGGGGACTGGTACATGGGATACTACTAACACTGCAAATTGGTCGGCTACAACAGGTGGCGCAGGTGGAGCATCAGTCCCAACAACTGCAGATACAGTAACATTTGACAGTTTATCAGGAACAGGTACAGTAACAACCGCTACAGGCGCGACATGTTCTACATTAACAATCGCGGCTAGTTCGCCAAATATTGCAGTAACTTTGGGCGCTAATTTATCTATTATTGGCGCTGCAACTATTTCAGGTGGTGTTTTTTCTTTATCTACTTATACCTTTTCTTGTACAACATTTACCAGTTCAGTAGCAACAGCAAGGACAATTAATTTTGGTACAGGCCAAATAAACTGCACCGGAACAGGAGCTGTTTGGACAACAACCACGACAACATTACTTACTGTACTTGGTACGCCTGTAATAAACATAACATCAACAGGTTCGACGGCTATATCGGTTGCTACAGGTACAGCAGTTGGTATATCTAACCTATTTAGTTTTAATATTACTGGTGGAACTTATGCTTTCTCCACAACTGCCGCCCATTTGTTTAATAATTTAAACTTTACAGGTTTTTCAGGGTCTATTGCGAGTAACACTAGAAATATCTACGGTAATCTTACTTTGTCGTCGACAATGACAACTGTAACGGGCGTTAATAGAACAAACTTTGTTGGTACTTCAGGTGTTCAAACAATAACGTCAAATGGTTGCGTTTATAATATCCCTATGGGTTTTAATGGGATAGGCGGCACGTTTAAACTTGCTGGCGCTTTAACTTTGGGCGCAAATAACGGAACTATCCTACATACAAACGGGACGCTTGATTTAAATGGATATACAGCAACCTGTCTAACATATACCACAGGTATCGGAACTAAAAACATAACATTTAATGCGGGTACTTTAGTTTGCACAGCAGCTTTGGCAGCATTTTCTAATACTCAGTTTACGAACTTCACAACAACAGCGGGAACGGGTGTAGGCGTCATATCACTGACTTCCGCCTCCTCTAAAACGTTTACTGGTGGAGGTTCTACTTATAACTGCACATTGAATCAGGGTGGTGCAGGCGCTTTAAGCATTACTGGTGCAAATACGTTTAATAATATAACCAATACTGTTCAACCTGCGACTGTTACCTTCCCATCATCAACTGTCAATACTAATACGTTTGTAAATTTTAACTTAAATGGAACAGCGGGTAACTTAATTACAATCAACAGTTCTACAGCAGGAACACAGGCAACACTTTCTTATACAGGTAGCCCCTATGTAAGCTGTGATTATTTAAGCATACAAGACTTAAGAGTGATTTAATGGCTTGGTACGCTGGCACACACAGCACAGATGTAAGCAACAATACAGGGTGGATATTTACAGCGCCTCCAGGAAGCGGAATTGCTTATAATTTATCATGCGCCAATGGTGCGTATTCTTATACTGGCAATGCGGCAACATTAGATTTTAATGCTGGCGCCACTGCTTATGGATTAAGCGCTGGCGCAGGTAGCTATGCAATAAACGGACAAATTGCAAATTTATCTGTTGCTCGCAAATATGCATTAAATTGTGACAGCGGCACTTATAGCATTACAGGCCAAGCGGCAACATTAACACCAGTTTATAAATACTTATTATCATGTGCTAATGGCAGTTATGCTTTAACAGGCCAAGCGGCTGCGCTGATTTATACACCTGGTAGCGGCACAGTTAATTACTTATTATCTGTTGAAAATGGTAATTATGCGTTAACAGGCCAACAGGCCACGCTGACTTACTCAAGCGGCGCCAAGTTGATTTTTGGTGGCGCACGACCTTGGGATAAGATTGTTATTGAAGCCAAGGACTTTGAAGAAGATGATGAAGAAGTCGTTATAATGATGCTTATTCAAGAACTCGCGGAGTTAATTTAATGCCACAAGAAATACAACTGTTTGGATTGGGGCAGCAGTCTAAATCGCCAAATATCACCGCAATGCACCGCTTGAACGTTTATTATGATGTTCAGGTACAAACAGATAAAGCATCGGTGGTGGCATACGGCACACCCGGTACTGTTTTATTCTCTAGTGTATCGTCACAGCCATGCAGGGGTATTCATTGGGTTGAATCTAATAACGTGCTTTATGTTGTTCAACGTGGCGACTTGTGGGCTGTTGCGGCAGACGGCACAGCAACACTTAAAGAGTCATTAACCACGATCAATCCAACCGACATTGATGGACGGGTTAGTATGGCAAACAATGGCGCCGAGCTATGCATTGTTACTGGCGCATACGGTTATGTCTACAACACCAGCACAAACACATTAACTAGCATTACAGCATCATTACCCGCTGGTGGTGCTGATACGGTTACATTCTTAGACTCATACTTCATTGTTAACCGTGCCAATACCGCTCAATTCTATATTTCGGGCCAGTATGATGGCTTAACGTGGAACGCCTTAGATTTTGCTACTGCTGAAAGCAATCCCGATAATCTACAAGCTGTTGTGGCCGATAAAGGTTATCTGGCGTTGCTTGGCACATCGTCTGTTGAAATTTGGGTAAATTCTGGCGAGTTGGCTTTTCCATTTAGTCGGGTCAATGGCGCGCCTTCGGCATCTGGTTTGGCTGCAAGATGGTCACTAGCTCGATGCGGTGATTACATCACAGGTCTATTTCGTAATAAGCATGGCGCTTTGTTTGTAGGCCAATTGCAAGGTTATCAGGTCGTGCAAGTATCAACGCCTGACATTGACTACCTGTTCAACAAATACGCCTCACCATCGGATGCTGTGGCGTTTGGTTATACCCTGAACGGTCGGATTTATTATCAGATTACGTTTCAATCTGAAGCTAAAACATGGCTTTATGATGTTATG